GTGCAGCATCAATCATTTCATCTGATACTGTCGGAAGCGTGATGTTTGCAGACTCAAGAACTCGCCGCACAAAATATTCTGCATCGCCATAATGCGGAGAGTTACTATCGCTCCATGGCTGATAGCGAGAGTTGTTGTATCGGCATACCTTGTCAGCTATTGCCTTTACTAACTTCTCCGTCACCTCCAAGTTGGGATGGGGTGGTGAGATGTAGAGAGGAACGTTTCGATGTGCCGTCGCGCGAGAATTTACCTCGACACGTCCAATGCCGCCGCCGTCATCGTGCAGTCGTTCCAGATCGTCAATAGATGTGAATGCCACCGCCTCACCCTCGCGCAGCGAAGCTTTCTTATCCATCTCAACCTTTTCAAGCCGGTCATAGACATCAATCAGCGATGAATTGCACTGCACGGATAGGTGGGTGTTGATGGCGTCGGCTGCCGAACCGTATGCTTCGCGTAGAGGTGGGATAAGGTCATGCTGTTTCTCCAACCTACGCATCCAATCCCGCACGTCCTCCAACGTCATCGCCTTCTTCGTCATGTCATTCATCGAAATCCTCCGGCCTATGGCGTTCCACTAGAACGCCTATCACAAAACAAATGGCACCAATAATGATGTAGCTCATCACTCCCTACCTCACTTGGACATGGCGTGACGCCGAATTATTCGTCTTCGGGCTTCGTTTCTTGTGGTATCGCACCGCCATACGGCTGCGGCGTTGGTACTGCCTTCGAAACCTGCGCTTTCGCTTCCTCTACGTGCTCAGCGATCTTCGGATGCGATCCGAAGATGTTCTGCAGCTTGGCTTCCAACTCGTGCAGAATGTTGTGCAGTTTCTCTTCTAGCGTATGCATTTCGCCTTCCACGTGTTGCAGTTCTTCTTCGCTCATGACGTCTCTCGATAGTTGAAAAGATGGCCGCTGTTCACCGCGAGCGGCAGCACGGCTTCGGGCGCAACTCCGAAAATTATTCAGCTAACTTCTTCCAGTGCGCCATTACATCCGGATGAGCATCATTATTTTCATGAATTTTCTTAGATGCAGCATCTTTCAGATAAGGCGCAATTTCTGATAGAAAATCGCTTAGTTTCTTATGCAGATCATATTGCGGATAAAGTGCATCATCGCCTTTCAGGAGTATGAAAGGGCCATCGATACGGCGTGTGCGACGTATGATATCCAAGTCAGCGCATGAAGCCTGAAATCCTGTTGCTCCAACAGCGCTTGCGACGTACTGGAACGCAGCAACAGCCGCTAGGCTCATGGCATAAGCCGAAGTTCCATAATCGTGCTCCTGCTCAATCAATCCTTCGATGTATTCGGAAAGTTCTTGCGCGGTTTTGAACCACGGAACCTTATGATCACGCATCTGTTGTTCGGTCATTGTTTCCATTACTCGACCTCCATTTCTTCTTCGTGTTCTTCTTCAAAGCCGAAATCTAACTCTTCACCAGGCGGAGACAGCCACAGTTGCATGTCGTGGCGAAGGATCTCGCACAGCCAGCCCTTGGTGTACGTATCGCATTCGACTTGCGCGGAAACCTTGATCTTGACCATGCCGGCACTCTGCGCCCAGATGGTGAAGTTCTTGAGCTTCACACCTTCGAAGCATTTAGCCTCGGTGGCCGTAAGGCCGGAGCCAAGCGCCATGTTGTAGCCTTCGAGCATGTCGTCCCAGGGGATGGATGGAAGCTTGCCAGCGAAGCGCTGTTCCGTCAGTTCTGCATCTTCGTTCGGGAAAGCATCGCTCTGAGGCTCTGCGTTATCGTCGCCCTTCTTGTTCTTTGGGACCTTCGCATACAGAGCCTTGCGAAGGCCCTTCTTGAGCTGATCGAGGTGCTCTGCGCGAGTCGTGAAGATAAGGCACAACGACATGCGCGTTTCCTTGCCTTCGCCAATGCTGCAACTGACTGGCGTCACGGCGCTGATGTTGCATTGCGTATTGTCGATCTTGAGCATTTGCGTTGCCATGGTTATCTCCTGGTAATTGGTGGGGCGGCCGGTGCTGATCTCCGGCTTATTGGTCTATCTGTTACAGGCCCTTTGAAGCGTGTGGGCTACGGCTTCACCCGCTATTGCCAGCATCATTAGCGCATCAGCCTGCGCATTCACCCCATAAAAATCGTATGCGTTGGCCGGATACGCATCCCCCTTGGTTCCTTTACTTGCGAAGTTCTTCGTCACGCTTCGCATACAGCGCGGCGAGCGACTTTTCATCGTTATTGCTGAGTCCCTGAATCAGCGTCTTGTTGTTCCAAGCATCGTCAAGTTCGTCGGTAGACTTTGCATTAGTGAGCTGGTCGTGGACGTCCTGCACGGTCATGCCTTGCGGTTGTTCAGCATGTCCCATCTCATCCTGTGCATTGATCACATCGAAGTCGGCATCAATCAAGGCAGCATTGTGCTGATTAATGCCGGCCTCGGCTTGCTCATCAAGTCCAACAGCAGCCTGAATCTCGATTGACACTGGCAGATATTTGAATAGGCGACGTACGACCGTCTTGCGAGCCATCTCGTCGTAGTTGTTCACCCATGGAGAATCAACTGGCTTCTTGTAGCGCTCCGCATTGGCTTGGGCGCCGATATAACCTTGACTCTTGTCGCGCACCGCATTGACCTGTGCAACTGTCATAACTTCGAACTGGTATCCACCTCCTTTCAATTCGGCACGTGCATAAACATGCGTGATAGGTCCAGCATCAATTTCTTCGCTGGGCACATGCTCAAGCGTTTCGATCAAGCCATAGCTGTATGAGAATCTGTCTTTCTCACGAACTACGCGAGATGATAGGCTGACAATCTGACCAGATCGGCGAGCCATATCGATCATGCCACGGTAGCCAATGATGACTTGGACTTCGTGGCGCTCTATCCACTGATCGCCTTGCCGACGCCTAACCTTGAACGGAATCAGGTAGGCATGCCCAAGTGCACCGCCAGGCTCTAAGCCAAGCTGTGATACCTGCATCAGAGCGCCCATGAAAGACATGGGTTCACACTTTGCAAGATCAGGTGTTTGGCGCATCAATGTCATGGCAATACGCGCCATGCGATCCGCCTTCATATGCTTTGGAAGTGCGTGCTGAATCTGCTGAAGCATCGCCGGACTTGCCAATAGTTCCTTTACGGACTGCGGCTGCTTGTTAGCCTGTTGAAGATGGTTTTTCAGTTCGTTGGCCACGGTGGTCTTCCTCACTTGGTGATGAATTTGCGTATCCCTCGCGAATCACTTCGCCAGGTCGCTACAGTCTTGCCACGCACAGTAAGCACACTGGCGTCGCACATGAATTTCTTGATGGTAAGCTCAGCATCGAGCACTTCTTTTTCGTGCTGGATGATCTTCCACTTGGCTTTCTGGCGTGCTTCGAGTGCGCTGATCACTTCGTCGCTGGCTTCCAGGGCACGCGCAGTGCCTCGGCCATAAAGCGTCAGCACATCGGCGACATTCGTTGGTAGCGGTGGACGGCGCTTCTCAACATGGTTATGCCAGAAGCGGTGCGCCGCATCGCGTACGGAAAGCACTACTTCATCATCACGCGGCCATTCGTAGATGCGGTCACGTGAGATGCTGAACGCATGAATGTAGGCAAGTTCCTTTGGATGCACACCGATGCCCCATGCCGCCTGGGCCGTCACATACATGGGCGCTTCTTCGGTAGCAGGATCGCCCCACATCCATTCCACATCACGGTCAACTGTCTTTACCTCGACGTTTGCAAAATCCGTCTCGCCATCGATTTCTGCTTTTGCCCACGGAAATGAGGCATCGTCATATCTCTGATTCATCTTCCTGATGTGACGCCCCGTAGCCCGAACAAAACATTCAAGTGCATAGGGCTCCCATAGTTTTCGACGCTCGAAAAATTCTTGATCTTCGCGCGATAGTGCAGGGCGTTCCCCAATGATCGATTGGTACGCATCCAACGGTGTTCCAAATGGCGATATGCCCAAGATCATGGCGATCAAGCCACCGCCGATGTAATAGCGGTCGTTCATTCGCACATCCTTAGCTTGTCGCGCAGAATCTTTTCTTGCTTAGCCCTGGCGGCGCCCCAGGCGGCCCTGGCGGCGTCCCTTTCGGCGGCCCAGGCGGCGTCCCTGGCGGCGGCCCTGGCGGCCAAGGCAGCCTTCCATTCGGCGGCCCAGGCGGCCGTCCAGGCGGCGGCCCTGGCGGCCAAGGCAGCCTTCCAGGCGGCGTCCCTGGCGGCGGCCATGGCGGCGCCCAATTCTTCTTGCGTAGCTTCTCCACGCGCATACCTACGAGCTACTTCAATGGCTTTGCGCGGACGATTATCTTTTGGCGCTTGCTTCTCGAAGATAGGCAAGCATTCGTCGGCGAAATCACACACCAGTTCGCGTGCAAACCGATCACAGTCATCGCACGCGCGTAACGCCCAAATCGCATCATCCAGGCCGTTGCTATCCAGTATTTGGATGAGCGTAATTGGCTCATCTTTTCCGAATGAAGAAATGCCGCCAAGCGCTTTGGCTAGCTTGCGATAGCCTTCCTCACAAGCGCCTTGTTTCTTGAGCTTTTCGAAGGTTGTGACGGGCATTTTCATCATTGCACCGCCTTCTTGACTGGCTTAGCCGCTTGCTTCTTCTCGACCGGCAATGCGTCGTAGACCTTGATTAAGTCCTGGATGGATTCAGGGATTGGATAGTCTTCGCGAAAATCATCCACTACCGCCTTCACAGCCTCCATCAACCCAATCTTAGCGATACGATCACGCTCGACTTGTGCTTCGTGCTCAGCACGCTCGCGATCAAGACGTTCCTTCTCTCTGCGCTGTTCTTCACGCTGCTGAGCAAGGCGTAAGTCTTCATCATGGCGGCGTTGCTGATCGGCACGCGCTTCTTCTTCGCGTTCTTGTGCGGATGCAATGGCGTGCATCAATGCGGCATGCGAATCCATCCACGCTTGCTTGGCTTCATCCTTGAACTCCTGGAAGTCGAAGCCGCCATCTACGGATGGATCTTCTTTGTCCAAGCGTTCTAGGGATGCGACAAGCTCAGCGTGCGACCTCATTTCGTAATCGGCTGTGAAGCCGAAAGTGCGTATATGAGCGATGCGATCTTTGATGCTGTCAATGCGCGCTTGTTCGCGCTTCTCGTCTTCAAGCCGGCGCGCTTCCTCGCGCTGCCGTGCTTCCTCGCGTTCTCGTTCCATCTGCGCAACCTGTTCGCGAAGGCGTGCATTTTCTTCGTCCTGCTTGCGTACGCGCTCGCGCTCAGCTTCATCGGCCTTCGCTTGATCACATACAATGCGTGCACTATGTAATGCTGCAAAATACGCATCCTTCGCGCGCTGCGAAAATTCTTCGTAATGCTCGTTTTCGATAGTGTCGAAGTGCTCGCGTATGAATGCTTCAATACGCGATTCGATCACGGATGATGGCTTTCCTTGTAAGGACAATGGGAAATCACGTAAGCGCTGGATATTCGCTTCATGACGATCAACGCGTTCCTGTTCCTTTGCTGCCGCCGCAGCACGCTCTGCTTCAACGCGCGCTTCTTCTGTCTTGATGGCCGAGTCAAGCGGCTCTTCAATCAAGCTAATGCGTTCAATCAGAGCCTTGGCCTTATCGTCGTTGGTCTTCTTCATGTCAAGCAAGATGCGCCCGGCTTCCAGTCGCTTCTTCTCGACGGTGGTGCGCATGGTCTTCGCTTCCGCCCGTACCTGCTTGGCCTTCTTCATTTCCGCTGGCACGGTCACGTCATACACCACGTTGCGGTGCGTTTCCTCGAAGACAGCCAGATCCTTTTCAGTCTTCGTAAGATCAAGCAGAACAGTAAGTTCGGTGCTGGCACCTTTCTCGGCACCCGGCGATTCTTTCGTTTCCATGTGAGTTCCTTGATTAAGTGTTGAGCCAATGCAGCAGCATGGCGAAGGCTAGATCGCACAGCGCAAAGCCAAGCATGAAGCGCCAGAACGGCCAACTGCTCGGCGGCTTCGCGTTCATGGGATTAGCAGTAGGCAGATGCAAAGGCCAATGCCGACAATCACGCCAACAGCAAATATGGCGATCTGCTCGCCTCGATCCGTGACGGTCATGCGGTTGAGATAGCGCTGAAGAGCGATCATGGTGCTTTCCTCCACAACAATTGGCGGTTCTCCCAAGAGAAACAATCATCATGGAATGGACCTGATACGAATACACCATGATCGATAAAACACTGTGTTTCGTTATCCTTTTCGCCTTGTATAAGAACTAGAGCACCAACAACAATGCACACAAACGCTATCAACCACAAAGCAATTATTTTTTGTTCGCTATCCATCACTCTTCTCCCCAGTCCGCATCGTCGTTAAGTCGCCTCACATACTGCATGTACTTGCGCTCGACGATCTTTTCGAGCTTCAGGCGCACATCAATGTCGAGCATTAGCTCGGCCATCGCAGGAATCATCACCTCCTGCGGGATCGGCGTTTCTTCGATGTCGCCTTCCAAAACCATTGCGTAGTCAGTAGGTGCTATGTCGTCGATGATCGAATTTAGGTGACGGATGTGTGCGCGAAGGTTAGCGTTCGCTGATTCAAGCTCGCGGATGCGCTTCTGCGCTGCGCTTATTTGGGACGGATCAGCATATGTCGCTTCATGTGCTGAAGCATGAGCCATGTATGCAACTGAAGATGCATCAACTGGCTCGCGTGAACGCTGCACTGCTTCAAGGGCACTTTGAAAAGCTGGATGTACGTGTTCGTTGCTCATGGTATCTCTCGGTTGCGCTTCGAGACAGATCGCCCGCGATAGACCTCCATTCGAAGGTCTATGGCTGGCAATCAGCCGGAGCCGGAGCCGGAGCCGTAGCCGGAGCCGGAGCCGTAGCCGGAGCCGTAGCCGGAGCCGTAGCCGGAGCCGGAGCCGGAGCCGGAGCCGGAGCCGTCGCCGTAGCCGGAGCCGGAGCCGTCGCCGTAGCCGTAGCCGTCGCCGTCGCCGTCGCCGTAGCCGTAGCCGGAGCCGTCGCCGTAGCCGGAGCCGGAGCCGGAGCCGGAGCCGGAGCCGTAGCCGGAGCCGTCGCCGTAGCCGGAGCCGGAGCCAATCAATGTCCGATGCGGATTGCCGATCATTTTTCGATTACGCGCCATGGATGGAATCCTTCGCGTTGTCAGAAGTGGGAATGACCTCAATTGTTCCGAGCAACATATGTTCCGGAACAATGACGTCTACTTTGCTTTCGTGGCGATGGATGCCATGCACCGCTACGCCAGAAAGCGCCACGCCTTGTTTAGCCTTCCATTTCCACAAACGGCGCGAATCCTTGAGCACCACGATGTCTCCATCCTGGCTCACTAGCTCACCGGCATGCACGCCAGCGGAATAGGTGCGCACGATGACGTATTTGCCGATGAAAGGCGAAGGCTTCGAGGCTACGGCATTACCGAACAATGCGGCCAATTCGCGAGCCTGCCCAATCGTGAGAGAGTTGATGTCCATCTGGTTTCCTTAGTGGGTTGTGAATCAAGCGTGGATCGAACTTTCGTACACGTTGTACGCATTGTCAAGTACTACTTGCAAAAATATTTTGGGTTAGTAAGATGCGCCTAAAGCCACCCACGAGAACGCCATGTCTGATAACGCCCTTTCCTATTTGCTGACCCGTATTGAAAAGCGTGGCGGCCTGACAAAGGCTGCTCAGTTCTACGGAATTAGCTATCACACGCTTTACAGCGTGGCAGCCGGCCGTCGCAGCCTTGGAGAAAAGACCATCAAGGCGATGATGGAGGCTGATTCTTCCCTTAGCATCAATAAGCTGCGGGCCATCAAGGCTACTGGCGGGAGTAAAGCCGCATGAACACTTCACCCACGGATTCCCACGAAATCCCCTACGTTCCCGCCGATCCGCAGATGGTTGAGCGCATCCGCGAGGCTCTAGCCAAGCGCAAGTACGAACAGATGATGGAAGACGCCAAGTTCCGCCCGGGCTCCATCGTCGATATCACCGTCTGATACCCTTTTACCTGGCACCCCCTAGCCGTAGCTGATCCCTGCGGCGAAAACCGACCCTGCGGCCGGGGGATGCCACTTTCTCAGGGATCACAAATCAGGGGATTTTCATGACCTATCGACTACTCCCGTTCCGGCCACCTTCTGACGAAGCGCTTGAGGCCGCGATCAAGTCTCTAAGCCAACGCGCGATTGCTGCTTACGATGCCGGCGATAAGGCGCTGGCCCTCGATCTGCATAGGCGCCAGATGCTCGCTATTAGCCTGCGCTCCGATGCTCAGATTGCCCGGATGGAAGCCGAGAAGGGTCTGCGCTGATGGCCCGCTATCGAAAAATCGATCCACGGATCTGGAACGACAAGAAATTCTGCGAGCTATCCGATCCCGCGAAACTTGTTTTTTTCCTCCTTCTCACCCATCCGGCGATGACGGCAGTGGGGGCCATGCGAGCAACCTTAGGTGGCCTGGCTGAGGAGATGAAATGGTCCACGGAAGACTTCCGGGAAGCCTTTCAGGAAGTCTTCGAGAAGGGTATGGCGGAGCATGATCCGAAGGCTTGTTTTATTGGTATCCCGAAGTTCCTTTATTACAACGTTCCAGAGTCTCCAAACGTCGTAAAGGCATGGGCCTCTTCGGTTGACTTGATACCAGAGTGTCAACTAAGAGACCTTCACTTTCAAAGAGTTAAAGACTTCCTGAAAGGCTTACCCGAATCCTTCCGTGAAGCCTTGCCGAAGGCTTTCATGAAGGCTATGCCTTATCAGGAGCAGGAGCAGGAGCAGGAGCAGGAGCAGGAGCATTTAAGATCAAAAGCTAAACCCCCTGTAAGTCCCCCTGGACAAAACGGGCATGACCTCCTCGGTGACGATATCGGCAACGGGAAGTCAACAGTTCGTAAACCGTCCAAGCTAGTGACCGCAGTCCTGCATGCCTACCATACCCAGCTACCCCGTTGTCAGCGGGTAAACGTCGTAACCCCAAAACGTGAAAAGCGGATCTTGGCAGCGGACAAGCAGGCGAGGGCTGTATGCCAACAGCAGGGATGGGACTATTCGCCGGAAGGATTTTGGACGGCGTACTTCGGCGAGTGCGCGCAGGATGAGTGGATGCGTGGCGATCGCGCCAATCCGAACAACCCTGGGTGGAAACAGAACATCGGCGTGCTGCTGGAGGAAGAACGCTTCGCCAAGCTGATGGACAAAGTCATCGATCGTCTGCGGGGTGACGCATGAGCCTCAACGCCGAACATGCGGTGCTGGGTGCGTGTCTGTGCAGCGCGGAAGCCTATTGGCGTGTTGCTGACATCCTCGTGCCGGAAGACTTCGCGGACGGACGTCTTGCGAAGCTCTACGCGATGATTCGCGAGCTGGCGCGAACGAACTCAGCGTTCGATGCGGTCACGATCACCGAGCTTGAGCCACGCGTGCTAGGACCGTTTGCGCTTGAACTGGCCAACTCCGAGGGATGGCGCGTAGCCAACATCCGTGCCTACGCCGAGCTGGTCGTGCAACAGGCGCAAGCACGTCGCATCCAGGCAGCCGGGCGACAGATCGCCCAGCTATCCGGACCTGAGGCTCTCGTCGAAGCACAGCGGCTTCTAGCGGCATGTGCACCGAGACATGCCGGCAGCGTCAAGCACATTCGCGAGTACCTACGTGAGTCCACGGTAGAGCTTCAACGGCGCGTCAATGCAGATCAGGAACTCACTGGTATCCCCACAGGCTTGCCGGAGTTGGACGATCTCACGGATGGTCTGCAGCCTGGTGATCTCATCGTGCTAGCTGCACGTCCATCCGTCGGCAAGACTGCCAAGGCGATGCAGATCGCCATCAATGCGGCACGGCACAAAGTGCATACGCTCGTGTTCTCGATGGAGATGACCGGAACACAGCTAACGGACCGTGTGCAAGCGCACGTAGCATGCGTCAATGCAACAGGTCTTCGCCGGCCGAAGCTTCTCAACAACGACGATTTTCGCCGGCTATTCGAAGCAAGCGCAGAGATCAACGCACTGCCAATCCAGATCGACCAAACACCCGCGCTCACTGTCGAGGCGATCTCTGCACGGGCTCGCCAAGTGCATGCAACATCGGGCCTTGGATTGATCGTGATCGACTACCTGACGCTCATCACACTACCGAAAGCCCCCACCACCACGGAAGCGATCCAGATCGTCACGGGAGCGCTCAAGCGGCTAGCGAAAGAACTCAATGTCCCGCTGCTATGCCTGAGCCAGCTCAATCGTGATGCTGATGGAAAACGTCCTACGCTCGCAGAACTTCGCGGCGGTGGATCCATCGAACAGGACGCTGATGTCGTGATGTTTCTGTGGCGACCCAAAGAACACAAGCGCAACGAACTCGTGTTGCTTCTGGACAAGCAACGCAATGGAGAAACCGGAAGCATCGCGCTTGATGCTGATTACGCACACATGCGATTCCTTCCACGCGATTACGTCGAAGTTGAACAACGTCAGCAAGGCTTCGGAAACTTCGGCCGTAAGCCACCATCATCCAATCCCTACCAGGAGTGAGTCATGCCAATCGTGAACAAAGCCAACTACGTCGAGTGTCCGTCGTGCAGGAAGTGGATGCATGCGCCTGCGCCAACGACAACAGAGACACCGCTAGGAGGAATAGCTCCTTTTGTCTCTCAGCAGCATTATCACGGGAATCGTGTAGCTATCTGCCAGGAGTGCTACGAGAGGGCGGACGGCGGTGCTGTTGCACTTCAGAAGATAGAACCGCACATGCACGGATCACAGGACAAGAGATGGGTTTATCGACAAGCCTGCAAATGTCCACGCTGCACATCAATTACATTGCAAATTACTTCAGCACAAAAGCTGGATGATGCACGCAGATTGGCAGAGCAGGCCAAGCCAATGCATGGAGCAGCGGACGTCCCGCCCGCGCGCGCGAAATTGGAGATGCCTACTGCGAAGGAAGTAAGAGTTTTTTATGAAGATTTTGCATGTTTTGCTGGGGGCGCCCGTGAAAGCATTGAGCGTGCATTAAAATTTTTCATTGCTAGGCGGAACGAGAAGCTATGAAGCCGTCATGGGAAGACGCACCGGAATGGGCGAACTGGCTTGCAAAAGATTCCAATGGAACGTGGAATTGGTTCGAAACTATCCCAGCATTAATGATGGAGCGAAGGGATTCTTACTTTTGGTCCACATCATCGAGGTGGGAAGAAGCTACTACAGCGCAAGATATCTACTTCGCTGACTCGTTAGAGAAGCGGCCATGATAACTTTCACGATCCTCGGTCAGCCTTATAGCAAGGCCAATTCTCGCAAGGTCGTTACGATCGGCGGCAAGCCTTCACTTATCAAGAGCAAGGAAGCGTTAGCGTATGAACGCGATGCCTTGAAACAGATTCCACCATCATGCAGGCAGCAGCTCACTGGACCCGTTATCGTTACGCTGCGTATCTACTACACCAATGAGCGTCCTGACCTAGATGAGTCCTTGATCCTCGATATCCTGCAGGACCGCTATAAGGGCAAAGGCGAGCAGCGCGTATTGGTGCAGAAGGGCGTGTATCAGAATGATCGCCAGGTGCGAGAGAAACACATCTTCCATGAGATAGATAAGCGCAATCCACGTACGGAGGTGAAGATTGAACAAAGGTTCGGGTGCTTGCTATGAGCTGGAACTATCAGCCACCTAAATCGCAAGGCTCCTATCTGGTGGTGGATAATCCATGGCGCCATATCGCTATCGCATATTACTGCCCGATCATGGCAAGAGCATGGTCCATCCATGGAAGGTGGTATGACGAAGAGGCGGTGGAGGCGTGGGATTACTTGCCCGATTTGCCGCCTGCGCCAGTTGACAAATGACCGTCCATTGCTATCCTTACTCCACGCCTCAGGACCTTCGTGCATCTCCCCTTTGCCCGAACTTGAGCCGACCCCTGCATCATCGGGAGATGCGCGGGGGTTATTTTTTGTGTAAAGTCTGTCTAGAGCATTCCGCTCGACCCAATATCTCGCGAGGATAGGTCCATGAAGAAGGCATACGGCAAGGGTGGCGACAAGCGATCTTCCGCACCGCAGAACACGGCCACTGGTTCGGGCAGTCGCCCGATGAGCAGCAAGTTCAAGATCCCGACCAGTGAGCCGAAGAATGAGCGGACCATGGAGCGGGCGCCGAAGGGTTGGCTGAAGTAATCGGATTTGGGTGAATGCGCAGGCTGATGCGCCGGCAAGCGTCTACTTAGCCAGATGACGCCCCGCAGCTGATGCAATTCCCTGATGCAGACTGGCTTGGCCGCTGGTCTTCCATACGGATCAGATTGATGTCGGAGATCAGCACCGGCCGCCCAATTGAATAGCCATTGTTAACGCAGTGGCACAGGCCTAGCCCCTCCTGAAACTGGGGCCAACATTTCCCGTTGAGGGTTACCAACAGTCCAAAGTAGGCAGATATCGACCATGGGAGCCAAAGGTCAGTCTAGAACGGGTGGAAGAGCCAAGGGGACGCCCAACAAGGCTACCCGAGACTTCCGGAATACCGTGACAGCCCTTTTGGAAGGTAACGCTCAGAACGTCTCCCAGTGGCTCTCAGAGGTGGCTCTCGGAAAGCAGGCCATCGACAAGGATGGCAATCCTAAGTTCGATGCCCAGGGTGAACCTGTCATGGTTCTTAAGCCCGACCCAGGTAAAGCTCTGGACCTCATGGCTAAGCTGGCCGAGTTCGCGGCTCCCAAGCTGGCCCGGGTAGAACATACCGGCGACCCTAATGCACCGATTAGGACCGTCAACAGGATCGAACTGGTAGCCCTCGATGGCCACGATCCAAATAGCTCTGCCGCCTAAGCTTATTCCGGTGTTCACTGGGGAGGCGGACTACCGAGGCGCCTATGGTGGACGAGGTTCAGCCAAGACCCGCAGTTTCGCCAAGATGTCGGCTGTTCGAGCTTTGATGTGGGCCCAGGCTGGCGTGCAAGGCGTGATCGTGTGTGGCCGTGCCTATCAAAACTCGTTGAAGGAATCCTCGCTGAGCGAGGTGAAGATGGCGATTCAGGAAGAACCCTGGCTATCGGAGCATTTCGATATCGGCGAAGAGTACGTACGCACCAAGGACCGTCGCGTGTCCTATGACTTTGTCGGCGTCAATGTAAAGCCCAAGAACATCAAGTCCAAGGCGCGCATCCTCCTGTTTTGGGGCGATGAGGCGGAGGACATCATTGAGAACGCTTGGGAAGCTATCGTCAACACGGTGCGCGAGGACGGTTCGGAGATTTGGGTGACATGGAATCCCGAGCTTATGAACTCGGCGACCGACTTACGCTTTCGGGTCAACCCACCTGCCCGCGCCAAGATCATCCCACTCAACTGGAAGGACAATCCAGCTTTCCCAGCCACCCTTAATCGAAAGCGCCTGGAAGACCTTGAGAAGCGTCCGGATGACTATCCGCACATATGGGATGGAGCCTATCGCCTAGCTGTCAAAGGCGCGGTTTATGGCAAAGAGATCCGGGCGCTGCATGCCAATAACCAAATTTGCAAGGTCCCTTATGAGGCTATCAAGCCAGTTCATATGGCCTGGGACTTGGGATGGGGGGATGCCATGGCCATCGTCCTATGGCAGCAGGTTGGCTATGAGTACCGCATCCTGAATTACATTGAAGGTACGCACCGAACAGTGGCCAGCTATGCGCAGGAAGACCTGATGAAGCTTCCTTACACCTATGGGCATATCTACCTTCCGCATGATGGCCGTAATCGGAACATCATCAGCGGAACGAGCGCGGAGGAGGTTCTGAAGAGCCTATTCCCGAACTGCCAGGTACATATCGTGGACGCGGTGGATGATGACACTCAGCATGCGGCAGTGCGCAATGTGTTCCCCAAGGCAGTATTCGATGAGGTGGGAACTCGCTCTCTGATTGAGCGGCTAAGCCGCTACCGCTATCCCGTACATACGGATGGAAGCACTGGACAATCCCCGGTGCACGATGCTTCTAGCCATGGTGCTAAGGCTTTCGCATACATGGCTATGGGCTACGATAGGGCTCATGATCGGCCTAAAATCAAAGTAGGCAACACTTCCGCCCCTTCCTCCTCTTCCTGGATGGCGTCATGAGCGATCTAGACCGCATTAAGCCTCTTATTCGACATAATTCAAGCTGTCTAGGCACTCAATGGCCATGGCTATGTACGGGCCAGATGGCATGGGGATTTGGCGATACCGTTGAAGAAGCCTATGCAGAATGGCTGAGTGTCATAAATGCGAGACCGGAAAATGAGCGAATCATTACCCATTAAAACCTTCGGTCACATGTCCTACGTGATGAGCTACAACGCCCGCACGGATATGGTCTGCTTCATTGGCTGGATCGCGACACGAAGCCTGCTCACTGAGCTTCCGGCTGAACTGTATAGTCAGGAGGACAATCCGAAACGGATGCGAGCCGAGTCCTTAGCCCTAAGCCGCATGGAGTCCTACCTGAATGGCGATCCGTATCCAACTCTTCTAAGCATGGGCAAGACGGAGGAGGCCATGAAGCATAAGACGGATATCTGGTCCGATGAGAACACCCAATTCCTACGGAGTCTGCTGCATGAACCTGAAGCCCATCTATAACCGCCTGGTAGTCAAGCGGGATGATCGTCTGACGAAGACCGAAAGCGGTATTCTTCTGGCACTGAAAGAGACCAACGACCGCAATGAGCTGAAGCCGGAGGGAACGGTTCTAGCCATTGGTCATGATGTCCATGATGTGGCAGTGGGAAATCGCGTGATTTTCCGTAAGATGTCAGGTACGGAAGTAAAGGTGGATGGCCAGGATCTTCTGGTGATGACAGAAGATGATGTGATTGCGGTGATGTCATGAGCCATATCAAGTGCATGAATGGCCAAGCTAAAGGCTTTGAGGCCGATATTGATGGGGAGCTTAAGGTAGGCGACACGGTATCCATCCCGGTCGATAGTCTCTGCCATTCCAATGGTCAGAAATACGTGCATTACTCCATCAAGGGCTTCGTAGGGGAGAAATACCTATTGTTCGAGGCTAATATGGAATCCGAAACAGCTAGCAATGAAGGATGAGTCATGGCAAAGGTACGGTTTATTGATGGTCCGCTGAAGGGTTCAAACGGGGAGGTATCCGATGAGCACTACAGGCTGGTGACGGGCACGTTGCTTAATGCCCCGGTGGAGTATCCAGGACAGCTCCCGGTTTACGTGCATTACGTGATATCGGGTCGGATCAATGATATTCATTTGGCCAAGCTAGCGCCTGAGGAAAAGGCTGCTTGAGCGAAGTCACCATCCGCCTGCAGGAATACCGGTTCTGGTCGCCTATTCTCGGCCAGGAAGCCCTACGCATCTCGTATTACAACGAACGCGGGCATGAGTACTTCTGCATCGTTCCCGCTGAGGATGGTAAGGGTTTGAGGGAGCTTCGCCAGCGAGCCGCCGAACGGTTCTACGATGCCGTATCATCCGGTCATGATCCAGGCGAGTTCAGAATATGAATGTCATTCCTCTTACCACTATTGAAAACCAATGCAACCGTCATGCGGTCGATCTCCTTCGAGAGATGTTGGCTCGGGCTGAAAAGGGAGAAATTGTGTCTTTTAGTGGTGTTTTCTGGCTGCGCGGTGGCAATTATGAAACAGTTGGTTCTGGGGAAGAAAATCGCTTGAAGATCGTCGGCGCATTGATGCAGATCATCATTGATCGTCTTGGAGCAGACTAATGGCAAACAGTCCTGACGCGCCGAAAGATGATGGCAAGATCGGTCTACCCAGAATCGATAACGGCATGAACAAGCTTCCACCCAAGAAGAAATCGGGTGGTAAAGGCGTCAAGGAAGATGGATCGTTCGGCAACGACAATGATCCGGATCAGAAGATCCTTCTCACGGCTCGCAAGCGCTTTGAGCGCTGCATTTCAGCCGAAGGCGATAACCGAAAGGCGGCACTGGAAGACACCAAGTTCTTGAAAGGTGACCAGTGGCCGGCGGACGTCGCCGCTCAGCGCAACACGGACAAACGCCCCTGTTTGACCTTCAACAAGCTGTTGACCTTCGTGCATCAGGTTACCAACCCGCAGCGCGAGAACCGTCCATCGATCAATCTAAGCCCTGTCGGCGATCAGGTAGACAAGAAGGCTGCGGCGATGTTCGGCGGCATCTTTCGTTACATCCAGTACGAATGCCAAGCCGACATTGCCTACGACACCGCTTTTCAGCAGGCCGCTGCAGCCGGTTATGGCTATTGGCGCGTGGACACTGAATACGAGTCACCGGATAGCTTCAATCAGCGCATCATCGTGCGCCGCATCCGCAATCAATTCACGGTGTACATAGATCCGGATGCGCAGATGCCCACCGGTCAGGATGCCAAATTCGGCTTCATTAGCGAAATGGTCCCGAGCGATGAGTACAAGGAACAGTGGCCCGATTCTCAGATGGTCAGTTTCAACCCCTCTGGGGCGGGCGATACCTACAAAGAATGGGTGAGCAAGGACTCCATTCGTGTAGCCGAGTACTACAGCATCGAGCATGAGATGCGCGATTTGGTTCAGCTCGATAACGGCCACACCGGCTGGAAGGACGAGCTATCCGCCGACATTCAAGCGCAGATCGCCAGTGGCGCTATTTCCATCATCAATGAGCGCAAGTCCGAGCACAAAAAGTGCATGTGGTACAAGATCAATGCGATTGAGATTTTGGAGCGCACCGAGGTCAAGACAGATGGTTTCGTGCCGATTGTCCGCGTGATTGGCGATGAGATCGATGAGCAAGGAAAGGTGACCTATTCCGGGATCGTGCGCCATGCCAAAGATCCTCAGCGCATGTACAACTATTGGCGTACGACTGAAGCGGAGATTGTTGCCCTGCAGCCGAAGGCGCCCTGGGTGATGGAAGAGGGCCAAGTGGAGGGCCATGAGGGTGCATGGAAACAAGCCAATACGAAGTCCAACCCTTATTTGCTCTACAAAGGCACCAATATCGGTGGTAAGCCCGCACCGCCTCCGCAGCGTCAGCCCATGGTGCAAGCGCCGTCCGGTGTACTCCAAGCCATCCAGGGTGCAGCGCAAGACATGCAGGCCGTCACGGGCATACGCTTCGACGCCACCATTGCCGAGCGCATGCATGATGAGTCGGGCAAGGCAGTCCATGAGATCCGACGGTCCGATGACATTGGGTCATTCCACTATTCGGATAATCTGGCCCGTGCCCTGCATTACACCGGCCTGCTATTCCTGAAGATGTTCCCGCATTACTACGATACCAAGCGGGTCCTTACGATCATCCGGGAAGACGGCAAAGAGCAATCGATCCGTCTTGATCCGAATGCCGCCAAAGCCCTTCAGAATGGTAAGAGCGCGGATGGTAAGGAACTCCCCGTCTTCAATCCTACCATCGGAAAATACGGGGTACGTGTCACTGTTGGTCCGAGCTATGCCACCAAGCGAATCGAGGCTTCGGATCAGATGCTTAAATTCGTAGGTTCCATGCCGCCCGAGCTGGCCATGAAGGTCGCCGACCTGATCGCCAAGAACATGGATTGGCCGGATGCCGATCAGTTCGCTGCCCGTCTCGCTAAGGGATTGCCGCCTAACCTCCTGGTGCCTGATATGGCGGATGTGGATCCGCAGATCCAAGCCCTCATCCAAGCGTTGCAGATGCAGTTGCAACAGCAAACGGTCCAGATGCAACAAATGGCGAAACAGCTACAGGATCAGACTGCTGACCGCATGCTGCTCGCCGATAAGAACGAAAAGGACTTCGAAGCCAAGGTGATGGCCGTCATCCAGCGCGCTCTGGCTGCGGATCAGAAGAATGCGACGAGCATGACCGACCAGCTTATGCGCGCTTATGACATGCTCCATCGCCATCAGTCCGATGACAACAATTCCGGGGAGAACCCCCAGCAATGACCGTACCCGTGCGGTACACGGGGTCCTAATCCATAGGTGATCTATGCCCGACCAAGCTGCCCTCGATATGGGCACCAACAGCCGATTCCAGCCTGCTCTTTCGGCGACATCTGATGCGCCCCAAGCACCAGCTCCCACGCCAACCCCTAACACCGAAGCCACTGGCACAGTTGAAAACGAAGGCAAGACAGGTGTAGATTCCGCCTCAGCCGCTCCCGCTCCCAGTGGGGAAAATACCGAGGCAACGGCTACCTCGGACGATGCCGGCGAAGGTTCCGCCGCGAAACCGCAACACAAAGGCGGCTTTCAGAAACGAATCGACGAACTCACCAAGCAGCGTGAGGAATTTCGGCGCGAGAAGGAAGAATACGCTCGCCGGCTGGATGAAACCCTGAAACTCCTTCAGGAGCGGAAAGTCCCCGAACGTACCGAACTGCGTACCGAAAACACGGACGACCCCAAGCCTTCGCGTGATCAGTTTGATGATCCGGATCTGTACATCGAGGCAGTGACCCAGTGGTCTACCCGCGACGCACTCCGGAAACATGAGGCTGAGGTAGCGCGTAAGGCGCAGGAAACCCAGGCTGCCGGCGAGTTCCAAAAGGTGCTGACGAATTGGCACGAGAGCCGCACCAAGGCCGTCGAGAAGTATCCCGATTATGAGTCCGTGGCGGAAAACCCGGATATTCAAGTCGCCCAGCATGTCGGCATGGCCCTGCTCCACGTCCCCAATGGTCACGACGTCCTGTACTGGCTAGGCCAGAACCCCACAGAAGCCGCGCGTATCTCTGCGCTTGGTGCTCCGCATGCAGCCATCGAGATTGGCAAGTTGTCGGAGCGACTTAACAAGCCCGCTGCTACGTCCAAGGCTCCTGCGCCGGTGAATCCTATTGCTGGTGCGCGAAGCGAAGCCGCTGGCGTCAGCCCTGAAGACGATCCGAATTACATGGAGCGCAGGCTCGAAGAGATGCGCAAGAAACGAACCTGATCGCCATGGCTAACCGATGCCATGGCCGGAGACACAAGCCATGGCATCGAATGCCCTTCTTACCCCGAGTTTGATTACCAAGGAAACGTTGCCGATCCTGGTCAATAACCTGGTCGCCGCCAACAAGGTCAATCGTCAGTTTGAGAACCAGTTCGTAAAGATCGGTTCCTCGCTGACTGTCCGTAAACCCAACCAGTTCGTCGTAACCAATGGTCCCGGCCTGTCGGTCCAGCAGATTTCCGAGCCTTCGACCAGCATTACGATCTCCTACCAGCAGCACGTGGACTTCCAGTTCAACTCGCAGGAGTTGACGCTGACCATCGAAGAGTTCCGTGAGCGCTATCTGCTTCCGGCTGGCGAACAGCTTGCCAATTCGCTCGACCAGACTGTCCTGGCCAACACGCCTCAGGTTTTCAATGAGGTGGGTACGCCGGGTACGCTGCCCAACAGCTTCGCCAGCATCGCGGCAGTGGGTCAGCGCATGGATGAAGGCGCTGTACCGCAGGCCAATCGCACCCTGATCCTCAATCCGGCGGCGTACTGGTCGATGGCCAATGGCCTTGTGAACCTGTACGTGCAATCCGTAGCAGAACCGGCGCTGAAGGGATTCCTGGCCAATATCGCCAACTTCGAAATCTACATGGACCAGAACACCTACACGCAGACGGTGGGTGCCTATGGTGGTACGCCGGTCGTCAACGGCGCTGGCCAGACCGGTAGCTCACTGGTCACCGGCGGTTGGACGGCTTCGGTCAACGGCCTGTTGAACGTGGGCGACGTCTTCACCATCGCTGGCGTGTTTGCGGTGAATCCGCGCAGCAAGGTTTCCACGCAGCAGCTTCAGAACTTCGTGGTTACCGCGACGGCCAACTCCAGCGCAGGCGGTGCATCGACGATCTCGATCTATCCGGCTATTACCACCAGTGGCGCGTATCAGACCGTCACCAACTCGCCGGCCAACAACGCGCCCATCACCGTCAAAGGTACGGCCTCCACTCAGTACGCCCAGAACATCGGCTTTACGAAAGACTGTTTTGGTCTGGTCTGCGTGCCGCTGGAATTGCCGGAAGGCGTGGACTTCAAGGCGCGCGAGACGTTCCGGAATATCTCGATGCGTATTATCCGGGCATACGACATCAATAATGATGTCTTCCCGACTCGTATGGATATCTTATACGGCACCACGACGTACTACCCGGAACTTGGCGTCCGTCTGACCAACTAATCGGAGATCGCATACATGGGCATCGCAACCACTTCTACCATCGCAGCGGCTACCCGCCAGCTCTCCGACCAGAACTCGCTTGGCACCGTCTTGGGTGCCAGCGCAACGGACAACATCGGGTTCTATGGTCTGTCGCAGGGTGTACCGCAGGCTACGCCTGCGGGAAATACGCATACCGTTGCTGCAGGTTCGACCACGAACGTTTTCACCAATACCACGTTCGATGGAGGAGTAGGCACTACGGCCTATACGATCGGCGACCTTGTTGCCATCCTGAAGGGCCTGAACCTCATCAAGCCGTGAAATTGACGTAGACTTAAAGGGCCGCTTCTCGCAGTGGGGAAGTGGCCCTTTTTCTTTGAGGATCAGCCATGCAGAAACAGCAGCTCTACCATGTTCGTGTCTTGGCAAGGAATCCGAAGACGGGCAGTGAGACCTCAATTGACGTTGGCCCAGCCATGATCGAGGAACAAGCCCAGCGGTTGCGCGATGCGATCGCCATGAAGATTCGCGAAGGCAAGGAACGCGACTGGTCCGATCCCATTATCTATCCCGTATACGCTTGAGAGGTAACTACCGTGGAAAATCTCTGGAAACTCATTGAAGCGACCGTGGAAACGGAATTTCATGACTTGGCTGTCGAGGCCAAAAAGGAATGGGGCGAGATCAAGGACAAGCTGGAAGGCTACGAAAAGGAACTTTCGGGCGATGCCTATGTACCCCAGGAATATCCGAAGATGGTCGACGATAAGGTCGTGCATAACGCCGAGGAAGAATCTGCTATTTCGGGTAACAAAGAATGAGCCGCATCAACATCGTGGCAAATATCGCGATGGACTTGGCGGTCAACCTGTTTGGGTACAAACCGCCTATCCATTACGGTCAAGAACGATCGATGCAATCACCGACCACGCAATATCACAAGATGAAAGCTGCTCGTGAGAAGCGTGAGCGTCGCATGCAGCGCAATCTTCGCCTGAAGGAGGGTTAGATCATGCAAGCCGGTTACCCGAAAGTGATGAAGCATCCGGCCTTCGTCAAAGGTTTAGCGCAAGAGGTTTGGCCACGAAATTACAAGCCTCAACCGGGAGAAGTGGAATTTCCTGGTACATCCGATCGATTCCCTGATGTGACGGTAGTCGATCCGGATCAGCAGGAGTGGTATGAATCAAGGGGGTATTACCCAGCGGACGGCACGCCTTCCCTTCTCGGATTTACGGGTCCGAATGCGGAGTTTCAGGAGTATCCGAAGTTCATTCGCACACCGGACGGCGAAGAACTTCTAGTGAATTCGGTTGAGGAAGAATCCAAGGCCATGGGTCATGGCGAAGTACCTTGTATGCCGTTGGTCCAGACGCAGTCTGATAAGCCACCGCGCAAGAAACCCGGACCTCCCAAAGGCTACAAACGAAAGCCTAAAACAGATCATATGAAGGTGACTGACTGATGGGCATCCAGCCGCTCGATAACCGCATCATCGTCAAGCCCTTCCCTACCGAAGCATTGACGTCCTGGGGCTTGGTGCTGGTCCAGCTCGAAGAAGAAAAGCCTATGGCCGGTACGGTCGTTTCCATTGGTCCTGGACGCAAGAATGACGATGGATCTCGCCAACCGATGCAGGTCAAGGAAGGCGATAAGATCATGTTCGGTAAGTACGCACAGCAACCGTTTCAGCATAACGGCGAGACACTTCTCGCGATGTGCGAAATGGATGTTCTCTTCATCATGGAGAAATAGGCCATGGCCACCGCTCAGAGTCTTATCCAGACAGCGCTTGAACAGCTTGGCGTGTATGCGCCAGGCGAAACCATGACGGATGCGGACGCTGAGCGTGGCCTGCAGCTTTTGAATGCGATGATGGATTCGTGGTCGAATGAATCGCTCATCTGCTATGCCATTCAGGAGCAGAATTACCCGCTACAAGTAGGCGTGAATCAGTACACCATTGGTCCTGGCGGTACATGGAATGGAACCCGCCCGCTGAAGATCATTGAAGGTCCTGTTGCGGCGTACATCATGGATCAGAATCAGAACCGCTATCCAGTGGAGGTGATCCCACGCGATCGATGGAACATGATTGGATTGCTAACCAATACATCGAATATCCCGGATACGATCTTCTACGACCCCCAATTCCCGCTTGGCATCATCAACGTCTTTCCCACTCCCAATCAGGGCAATACGCTGTACTTCGATGCCTACCTACAGCTCACCGACTTCGCTAATTTGACGGCGACGCTCAATCTTCCGCCTGGCTATGAGGCTGCGATCTTCAGCAACCTTGCGGTGTGGATGAAGCCGTTCTTCCGCGATGCGCAGCTTGATCCGGATGTGCGCGAGCTGGCCTCTAAGACGCTTGGCAACATCAAGCGCACCAATATTCGCGAGAACATAGCCAATTACGATCCGGAAATCGTCAGCCGAGCGACGCCTACCTACAACATCTATCGCGATTCCACTGCGGGACGCTAAGCATGGAAACGCCTTTTCTCGGCGGTACCTACCAATCCTTCTCATCGAATCTAGCTGATGATCGATGCATGAACCTGTACCCTGAAGTCGTCGAGACGAAACAGGGTAAGCAGGTAGGCGGTTTCTACTCCACGCCAGGCCAGAAGCTTCTACAGGTACTCACAAATAGCGGTTCCGGTGCAGTATCGGGCCCTATGCGCGGCATCCATAAAACTGCCAATAACAAACTTGTCGCGGTTTTCGGCAATCAAGTCGTCCAAATCGACATCAATGGTGTTGTAACACCCCTTGGTCACTTGAATACTGCATCGGGACCTGTCTCGATCATCGACAATGGAAGACAGTATGCCGTGTTCGATGGCTTCCAGGGATGGTCATGGAGCGGGAGTGCTTGGGCACAGATCACGACCATTCCTAACTTTCCGTTGATCGCCTGCGAACAGGATGGTTTCGGCATAGTAGGCATCGCTGGCACGAACCAGTTCTACCAGTCGAATCTCAATGATTTGACGACTTGGGATCCACTCAACTTTTCCAGTGCTGATTCGAATGCAACCAACATTCAAGCGATCTTTACGCTGTTTCGTCAGCTTTGGGTGCTGAAAGAAAACGCCATTGAGATTTGGAATAACGCTGGCCTCAATGGTTTTGCCTTTCAGCGCATGGAGGGGGCGTATGTGAATGTGGGCTGCGTCGCCCCCTTCTCGGTGGCTACCAGTGAAGATCACATCTTTTGGCTAGGTCAGTCTGATGAGGGATCTCTTCAGGCTTACGTCAATAATGGCTACTCGGAACAACGCATTTCGACGCATGCCATCGAGTATCAGATTCAAAGCTACCTAGCCATGAGTTCCATTGGTATCGCCGATGCCATTGGTTTCTGCTACACGCAAGCCGGACATGTGTTCTACGTGCTCACTTTCCCTTCCGGCAATGCCACCTGGGTCTATGACATGACCATTGGGCTATGGCATGAGCGAGGCGAATTCATCAATGGGTCTTACAACCGCTGGGACCCATCCTGTTATGCCTTCTTCAATAAACAGCATGTGGTCGGTTCTTCGACGAATCAGCGCCTTTCTGTGCTTGACCTTACGTATCCCACGAACGATTTGGCGACGACACCGCCGTCGAATCCTAAGCGGTGGATGCGTCGATGGAGGGCATTGAAGAAGCCCATGCAGGAACCGATTCGTTTGCAGTCACTCAAGGTAGATATGCAAACCGGTGTGGCGGTAGGAACGGCTACCAAGATCACTAATCAAGCCGATCCCTTTGCCCTAGGTACATGCAATGTGGTTATCACGCTAGGTTCTAATGTCTATCGGTATGCGATGGGCTACAACAGCTCTCAAAGTTTCACCGGAACCTATGGTTCCAATACGTTCCCTCTTCAGATTACCGTAGACAATGCGGGCTTCATCAGCCTGAATTACACGGGCTCGGCGACTACGAATGCGTTTGGTGCCTTTGTCGAGGTAGAGCCTCAATACGGCTTCAATGGCGCACAGCTTAAGCAATTCATCACCAAGTCATCGGCAGTAACCTTCGGCGCATACATGTCATCGGACAGCGTGCAAGGCGGCGGCGTGTACTACAACGCTCCTTACTCGCCGGTACCGATCCATCGCTATGGCATCACCGGATACAACACCGGTGGCGTAACCCTCAACCCGGGTACTTGGCTAGGATTTTCCTCCCTAGCGACCCAAGCACTACTTGTGGTGGCCTCGCCAACTTCCAGCCCGGTCATCCTGAAATGGTCGGACGATGGCGGTCATAGCTGGTCGAATGAAATGCAGTCTTCTTCCGGGGCTACCGGTGAAACGGCCTACCGCGTCATGTGGCGACGTATTGGATCTACTCGCCGGAATCGTGGATTGGATCGCATCTTCGAGATTTCGAGCGAAATGATGATCCAGACCTGCCTAGTCGGAGCATCCATCGGTGATGGCTGAACATCCTCCTATCCGTATGCTCAAAGCCACGTTCCACGTGGAGCATGCTTTGGCGCAATTGGCCGCTCACCCTGAGCTATGGAATCAGCACACCCATCGTACCCACGGTTACGGAACGCCCCATCGGACCATCGACGATATTTGGGTCCGCTATAACGACTTCTCGAAGTACACCGGAGATCGGTCGTTTTTCGCCGACGAACATGACTCTGTGTGGTATCCGGGCACTGAAAAGATTCCCGCTGTCGTGGAGTTGGTCATGGATCTGATGGGCGAGGTACGCGGCGAACGCCTGGGAGGCGTCCTCATCACCCGAATACCGGCCGGGGGACAGGTTGATCCCCATATTGATCAAGGCTGGCATGCTCGCTACTACGACAAATTCTGTATTCAGTTGATGGGCAATCCTGAACAAGCCTTCTGCTTTCGCGGCTATAGCCTTTCTGCCCTTCCAGGTCAGGTTTATACCTTCGATAACTCCCGTGAACACTGGGTGACAAATTCGTCGAAAGAGGACAGAATGTCGCTCATCGTGTGCATAAAGGGTGCTCATCGTGTCGAATTCGAGTGACTCTATCCGTCCAGAGGAACTGATCACCTTCGACATGTATTTCGCGTCCGTTCGATCCATGCAATTTCACCCTGGCGCGGGGACCAAAGAACACACGATTTTGACGCGGGAGCAGTGTGCGCAAGAAGCGCTTGAGATGATCAAGCTCCGGCGAATCATGGCTGGGGCCGATGCCGGATGAGGTGAGACATGCCCTGGGGCTTTGCAGCAGCAGCAGTCGGTTCCATTGTTGGCGGGGTGATGTCCGGCCAAGGCGCTCAAGACGCCGCTCAAACGCAGGCCAATGCGGCCAATGCGGCCACTCAAGCCCAACTGGACATGTACAACCAGAACGTCCAGCGTCTATCGCCATGGACCAATGCGGGCGGATCGGCATTAAGTACCCTTCAGGGCATGATGCCGACGCTGACCCAGCAATTCGGAGCGCAGCAATTCCAGCAATCGCCTGGGTATCAATGGCAGCTTGGCCAAGGCATCAATGCCATCCAGAATTCGGCAGCCGCCACCGGTGGCGTCAATTCCGGCAATACCATGAAAGCTCTGATGAGCTATGGCCAGGGCCTCGCCAATCAGGACTACTACAACGCCCTGAATGCCTATACGAACTGGCAGAACCAAGTCTACAACATGTATTCGGGCATCTCGAATACGGGGGCAAATGCTGCTGGACAAGTGGCTGGGATTGGTGCCAATACCGCCAATGCCATCGGCAACAACATCACTGGCGCAGGTAATGCCAGGGCAGCTGGTCAAGTGGCCGCCGGCAATACCATGGGGAACACACTTGGAAGCCTTGGCAATCTCGGTCTGATGTATCAGATGCAGGGCGGCTTTGGTGGCGGAGGAGGCATGCCGAACATTCCCAGTAGCGCCTATACGCCCGATTACACACAAAGCTTCGCACCGTCCGGTATCACAGGGGTCTAGCGATGCCCATCGATCCGTCCATCGTGCTTTCCGGGGTCCAGGGACCGCCACAGCCGATTACCCTGAATTCCATCGCGCAGATGATGCAGATGCGTCAGCAAGCGCAGCAGATGCAGCAGCAGCGCGCCGTCCAGAACTCGCTAGCCGCGATCTACAGCGATCCGTCCAATCTTGGGCCTGATGGCATGCCTAATGCTCAGGCCATGCTCAAAATCGCCCGTGTTTCGCCTCAGGCAGCACAGAGCATGACCGCACAAAAAGCGGCCATCGATGAAAAACTGGCGATCACCAGTAAAGACCAAGCAGAAGCTGGTCTGCAGGCTCAAAAGAACATCCAAACGATGGTGCGCGATCCGGCTCTGAATGCCTATGACGAAGCTCTGGCATCCGGCAAAAGCCCCCAACAGGCGCGAGATATCGCCCAGAAAATCTATTCAGAAGGCCTGGATAGCCTTTTTGCGGGCGGATACGTCTCAGACGCCATGAAATCGCAAGTGCCTCAGAACTTCGATCCAGTACGAGTGCGGGCGAATAGCCTTTCCTATAAGGATGCACAGAACCTCGTCGGTAAGAAGGAAGACCGTGCCGAGAAGGAGGCCTATCAGAGCGCACAGCTAAAGCTAAGTGAGGCACGCCTTGGTCTAGAAGAGCAGCGCGTTGGCATTGAAGGAGCTAGGGAGCGTCGAGAGGCTGGCAAGGATCAGGCGGGTGGCGGCCAAGATCTTTCGGATGACGCCATCAATAATGCTGCGGCGCGTTATAACCTGGACGGGACCCTTCCTCCGATGGGGATGGGTAAAGCCGGGATGAATCTTCGTACTGAGATTCTTAACCGCGCCGCCAAGATGGCGTCCGGAAAAGATCCAACCGAACAGCGCGTTCAACAAATCGCCAATAAAGCGGATGCATCGGCTTTGCTTCAGCTCCGCAAACAACAGACGGCCGGCGAGAATTTTGAGAAGACCGCACTCAAGAATGCCGATCTGGCGCTTTCTGCCTCTGAGAAGATGGATCGAACTGGGGTTCCGGTCTTCAATAAATGGCTTCAGGCAGGTCGTCGTGGTACTGGATCGGTGGAAGCAGCCAATTTCGATGCGGCCAACAATTCCTTTGTGGAGGAATATGCCAAGGTCATGACGGGATCCACGGGAGGTGCGGCGGCGACGGATTCGGCACGGCAACGTGCGCACGAGCTTCTGGATACCTCCATGACACCGGAACAATACCGATCCAATGTGGACATCCTGAAGAAGGAAATGGCTAACCGTGTTCAATCCTTCCGCGAGCAGGCCGAGGAAACGGAAGGTCGCATTCGAGATACAGGCAAGAAGTCTGATTCGGGTACTTCGCAAGCCAAAACCGTACATTGGGATGACCTGCAATGAGCATGGACGTCACTCTTCCGGATGGTACGGTCATCAAGGGCGTCCCGGATGGGACGACGCGGGAACAACTCGCGCAGAAATTGGTGGCCAAAGGCTTCAAAGTTCCCGATTCCTGGCTGGCTAAGAAGCGTTTTGCACCCGGGACACCGGAATTCGAGGCGGCTTATCAGAAGAAACAGGATGAAATGGTCGCCGGCATGTCGATGGGTGAGCGTTTGGCCGCTGGCGCGGGCAAAGCCGTCTATGACACTGGCCGAGGCTTGGGCCAAATTCTCGGCAAGGTTTCGAAGGAAGATGTAGCGAAGGCGCGTGAGCAAGATCAAGCCTTGATGCGCACCAAAGCGGGGATAACCGGCAATGTCCTGGGTTATGTGGGAGAGGCGGTACCTGCCGCATTGCTTGCACCGGAGGCGACAGGCGCGGCTGGCACGGTAGGTACCGCTCTTCTTCCTAGGCTCATCGCTGGCGGTCTTTCTGGTGGCGCCCAGGGCTATGCCGCCCCTTATGCTTCGCAGGGGGAGCACATCACTAATACGCTGGTAGGTGCCGGCCTCGGAACGGCCATTCCGGGCGCTGGCGCTGCCACCTCGAATGTCATGCGGGGACTAGCTTCTCCTGAAGCCAAGACGCTCCTGGAGGCCGGAGTGCGCCTCACCCCTGGTCAGATGCTTGGCGGCATGGCGCGACGCGCTGAAGACGCTGCTATGAGCCTTCCGGTGGTAGGTTCGGCCATCCGCAATGCCCAGCGGCGCGCGATCGAGGATTTCAACCTAGCTAGTGTGGAGAAAGCCCTGCAGCCGATTGGGGCCAAGCTAGGCAAGGGTGTCGAGGCGGGCTATGACGCCATTGAGCAGGGACGTAAGGCGATTACCTCAGCCTATGACAAAGTGCTTGGCCAGATGAAAGGCCGCGTGGATAGCACGTTGACCAACAAGATCGCCGGCACATTGACCAGTCACATCAATACGCTGCCGGACAATCTGGCCCGCAAGTTGATGCAGACGGTTGATGAGGATGTTTTGCAGAAGCTTGGGAAGGGACAATGGGTCGGTGGCAAGGAAGTTAAGGAAGTAATCTCGAATCTTGGCAATGAGGTTCGTGCTGCTCAGCAATCGATCGATCCCGCCTATCGACAGCTTGGTAAGGCGTTTCAGTCCATCCAGAACGATGTCAAAGCGATGCTGAAGCGCAGCAACCCGAAGGAAATGGGCGAGGAACTGGCGAATGCCGATGCGGCGCATGCCCGCATGCTTCGCGTGGAAAATGCGGCGGCGCGTGTGGGTGCGGACGAAGGTAAATTCACTGCGGCGCAACTTCGTTCGGCTGTTCGAGCCGAGGATTCCAGCTACAAAAAGCGTGGTTTCAGCCAGGGCAATGCTCTGCTACAGGATTGGGCCGATGCTGGCAAGAATGTCTTGCCACAGAAGGTTCCAGATAGCGGCACTGCGGAACGTCTACGCCTCCTAGATACTGCCGCCATGCTTGTACCTGGCTTGGCCGCGCATGCTGCCTATAGCGCCCCCAGCCGTTTTCTGATGGAAAGGGCGCTGGCTCTCCGTCCTAACCCAGTATCAAACTATCTGGCCAATCTGGCTCAGCAGCGTTTAGGAAATCCGGCTAATGCTCTGGTGGGTCGTGCATTTGCTCCGCAGCCAATGCCACAACCATCGCCGCAGGTCCAGCAGCAGTAAGCGTTTCAGAAAGGATTCGCGCATGTGGGTCCATGCATAGATGTGCAATGCCTGGATGCCATGCAGCACCAGCAATACGATGATGTAAGCAATGCACCGTTCCAGCATGGAGATCAGTATATGCCATCTAAATCGAAAGCTCAGAACCGCATGATGCATGCGGTAGCCCATGACAAGAAACTTGGGCAACGTCTCGGTGTTCCTCAAAAGGTCGCTAAGGAGTATGTGAAGGCTGATGCAGGCCGTAAAATCAAGAAACTACCGCTTCACGTCAAAAAGGCGAAGAAACACTAATGCGCGTCCTCCTGATCGATACAGACCGTTGCGGCCTGGATTTCGCTTGGCGCTGTGTCGAGGCAGGTCATGACGTGCGCTGGTATAACCGAGACAAAGAGGGAAATAGCTTTAAGGATGGCAAAGGATTCCCGGGCATTCAGCATATCGATGATTGGAAGCCTTCTATGAAATGGGCCAAGGATGGCGTCATCTGGCTATCGTCCAACGCGATGTTCATCAAGGATATGGACGAGTGGAAAAAGCATGGATATCCCATCTTCGCGCCTTCACAAGCCGCTGCAGATCTAGAGATCAAGCGCGCAAAAGGTATGCGCTTGCTTGAAAAGATGGGGCTTCTAGTTCCTGCTTATCACACCTTCAATTCTCTCAAAGAGGCTGAGAATTTTGCGCGTAAATCAGATCAAGCCTATGTATTCAAAACCATGGGCGATAATGAGGACAAGAGCCTTTCGTATGTGGCTAAAACGCCAGCTGATCTGGTTGGCCGCATCCAAAGATGGATCAAGCTCGGTTTGAACCCGAAAGGACAGGTGATGCTGCAGGAGAAAATCGATGGCTATGAAATGGGCGTTTCTTGCTGGTTTGGCCCGGTGGGTCCGTTGCCGAATAAGTGGAACATCAATTTCGAGCACAAGAAGCTCATGCCCGGAAATTACGGACCCAACACCGGAGAGATGGGTACGGTCATCCAGTATTGCCGCGATGAAAAGATGGCCGATGAATTGTTCACGCCTGAACTTGTCAAACACTTGATCGAGATCGGCCATATCGGCGATATCGACCTCAATTGCATCATCGAAAAAGGAAGTGGAAAGATCTACCCCCTTGAATTCACCTGCCGTCCCGGATGGCCTTACGACTGGATTGCCTCCGACCTGCATAAGGGCGATCCCGTGGAATGGATGCGGGATCTCTTAGAAGGTCATGACACCCTACAGGTTTCTTACGACGTTGGTATTGGTGAAGTCGTAGCGATTCCACCCTTTCCGCGTGACGATTGCGACGAAGCCGAATGCATGGACTTGCCCATTGAGATACCGCACCGGTGGGATCGTATCCATCCTGTCTGTATGCAGATCGAGAAAGGCCCTTCCATGAAGGATGGAAGGGTCGTAGAAGCCGATGTTTTCACCACATCCGGCAACTATGTACTTGTCGCGACGGGTATGGGTGAAACCGTCAAGCAGGCCAAGGAAGCGGTAGACAAAGTGATCAAGAAAGTGAACGTCTCTAACATGATGGTTCGCAATGACATCGGCAACGATTTGGAAGAATGCTTACCGGAGCTCCATAAGATGGGGTTCGCAATCTCGATGGAGTATGACTTATGACTGGCCCCCTCACCCCCAGCGTACCTCCTAAGCTCAAGTTCTTCATTCCCGGTACGACCAATGTGGCATCGGGTGCGAAGCTATTCACTTACGCTGCCGGAACGACTACAAAGCAAGCAACCTATTCCACTCCAACGGGTACACCCAACACGAATCCGATCATTCTGGATGCGAACGGGGAATGTGTGTGTTACCTGGATTCGAATCTGGAATACGATTTCTGGTACTGCCCATCGACCGATACCGATCCTCCCACTAATCCGTATTGGACGGTTGGAAGCATTGGCTTCGGAAACATGATCAATGGCCTTGCGCCATTGAACAGTCCGGCTTTTACGGGAACGCCAACCGCACCTACTGCAACGGTTGGTGATAGCAGCACGGATATTGCCAATACACAGTTTGTGCAAACAGCTATCACAAACGCTTTTGCAAGCAATCCCACCGTTCCTACACAAGCCGCTGGCGACTACAGCACGAAAGTTGCAACAACTGCTTTCGTAGGAAATGAAATCAATCGCGCTTGGCAAGAAGTGGTTTTCACCAGTTCAGGAACATGGAACATTCCTGCGAATGTTAAATGGGCCAAATTCCGTATTTGGGGTGGTGGCGGTGGCGGCGGCGGTGGTACGAGTGGAAATGTAGGATCTGGTGGCGGGGGTGCTGGTTACGCTGAAGGAACCATCTCACTTGGCTCTAATACTTCACTTGCTATTGTTATTGGAGCTGCTGGATCAGGTGGAAGTGCGGGAAACGCAGGAACGGCAGGAACGGCATCGACCATTGCAGCTTTAGGCATTACTGCAAGTGGAGGTGGAGGCGGTTCCGGTAATTCAGGAACACCAGGTTCAGGCGGTTCGGCCTCTGGCCTTGCTTTTACATGGCCCGGAGCGGGAGGCGGCATAACGGTTGCGGCTTCTTCCGGCATTCCTGCCCCAGGAGGCGGAGCATGGGGAAACGCTGCATCTTTTATTCCGTTCGGTCCGGGATGCGGCGGTACAGGTTTTCTTGGGTCAGGAGCTTCGGGTATTGGTGGTCTTTGCATCATCGAATGGCTTGCACCATGAGTCAGCCTGTCAACCTCACATTGCCTACATCACGCCAGCCCGTTACCGATGGTGCGGGTTTTATGACTATTCCGTGGTACCGATATTTTCAGAATAGCCAATCCACGAACAACAATTTCGTCTCAATTCCTTCGGGGACGATCCTTGGCAACGATTCCGGATCACAGGGAGTAGCTTCCGCGATTGGTATAGGTTCGGGTCTTTCATTGTCCAATGGCGTCTTGAGCGCTGTGTCGTCCTTTTCCGGGACAACAGATAATGTCCCGGAAGGCACGCATAATCTCTATTTCACCAATTTACGTGCTCAGGATGCGATAGGCCAGATTCTTGCCAACGACTCCAATATCACCTTTTCGTATGCGCGTGGCGCATCGATCACGGCTAACCTGACGACGATCACACCCACGACGGGCGGTACGCTTCAAGCCACGGCATTCGATACGTATGGGCGCATCAACAAGACACAGGCGATCACGTGGGCGACGGCTGGATCTGTGGCCATGGCCTACAACAGCAGTACGAATACCGTTAGCGCGAGTTTGAACACGACGGGCGTTTCGGAAGGGACTTACGGTAGCGCCACGCAATCCGCTGTCATAACCGTCAACGCGCAAGGACAGATTACCGCCGCATCCAATACGAACGTTACGCCTGCATGGTCTTCGATCACGTCCACGCCGACGACGTTAGCAGGTTATGGCATTACCAATGGCGTCACCATAAGCACACAAGTCATTGCAGGAACAGGCTTGGCGGGCGGTGGTGCTCTTACAGGTAATGTAACCTTGACTCTGGCCTCGCAAGCGGCTTCAACCTTGCTCGGCAATCCTTCCACATCCAGCGGCATTCCATCGGCCATCACAATCGGCAGCGGCTTGGACCTGTCTACGGGTGGCGTGTTATCGGCCACGGGCGGCGGTGGTAGTGTGACATCGGTGGGTCTTTCTCTGCCATCACAGTTCACCGTAACCGGTTCACCAGTCACGGGATCGGGAACACTAACCGGTACATGGAACAGTCAGAGCGCTAATTTAATTTTCGCTGGACCTTCTTCGGGGGCATCAGCAGCCCCAACATTTAGGAGCATGGTAACAGGCGACCTACCTTCAAATATCGAAGTATCAGGTCATATCTATGCCAATTATTCGAGTGGATCACCAGGATCAACGGGAGCGGTTGAATTAGGTGATCCAACAGGATCAAGTTCGTCTCGCGTGGTTATTACTGCGGGCGGTCAACCTACTTCATACATTGCTTTCGATTGTTTTGGTGAACAACTTCGCCTGTTTGGTGCATATCGTGGTGGTGGTGCAAATGTTTATGCCACTGTAGACACGCAGACGCCTACTTGGACTTTCAACTATCCCGCCATATTTTCTACCAATAGCGTTACTACTACGTGGCCCGTATCGACCGGATCCATAGCAAACGGTGGTGCCGGTGGAAGCTATGGCATTGTATGCCATGCGAATAATAACGGTACCGCTAGTGCTACGTCGTGTGCGGCGCTAACGTTTATCAGAGATGCTACCTTCGGATGTTATCTAGGGATAGATACTGATAACGCGTTTAAAATAGGTGGTTGGTCTTTCGGAAATAATTCATACCGTATTTTCCACGAAGGACTTTCAACGCTTAACCTTGTTTCTGGGGGTGTTACAAACTCGATCATCGCATCAAGCACTTCTTCTGGAACTAATCTTCAACTTCAAACCAATAACACAACGAACGGACGCATTCTTCTCTACCCGGCAGGCACAGGTAATTCAGGATTTCAGTTCAGCAACGGCGGCTTTATACCTCTTTCTGACAATAACTCTCAGCTTGGTGGATCAGGTTCTAGATGGACGGCGGTTTGGGCCGTCAATGGCACTATCCAAACGTCCGACGCGCGCGAAAAAACGACTGCTCATCTGCTCAATGAGGCAGAGATTCGTGTTGCTAATCGCATCCTAGAAACCATTGGCGTCTATCGATGGTTGAAAGACTTAGAGGCGAAGGGTGACGACGCTCAATGGCATTTAGGCGTCATCGCGCAAACCGTGCGCCAAATCTTTGAGGAAGAGGGTTTGCGTTGGCAACGATACGGCATGATCACCTACGAAGATGATCGCTACGGCATTAACTACGCGCAGCTGAATGTCTTCTTGAACGCTGGGCTACACTGGCGCCTGAAGCGTATTGAATCTGCCATGAGACTATGAACATGGACTACCTACAGCACCTTGCAGAATGGGCTACCGAGGGCGTTTTAGGACTAGTCGTGATTGGTCAAATACGGCTATGGCTTGCACACTTCAATCTTCGCGAGGAAATGGCAAACGACTATGTAAAAAAAGATGAGGTTGTTAACCGCTTCGAGAAGGTAGATGTTCAAATGGACGAGTTGCGCAAGACGACGACGCGCATCCTCGAACTCGTAGCCGAAATCAGGGGTAGAACCAATGTCCACGGAATCACCGGCTGAAATAAATCTTCAGGATGAGTTGCGCTATGAGCTTGACCGTCTTGAAAAGCTATTGCCACCGCGTAGGCAGAGCAGTGGAAACGCCACCATCAATGTCCATGCAGGTGGTGTTGGCATGTGGATATCTACGACGTGCTGCGCGGTGATGTTTGCACTTGGCATCGCCATGGCAGTTATCGGTGGCATTGCCTATACCAGCACGCAGCAACGACTTGACCGTATGCAGGATTACATTAACGCTATCTACATGATGGCTCCCAATCTCAAGCCAAAGGAACAGAAACCATGAGCGCCACACCTGACACGATCATCATCATCACACCTGCTCCTCATGCCGTAGCTTCTCTGCGTACCAAGCAGAATGATTGGGAAGGTGTTCGAACGCTTCCTTATGACGATGCCACTGGTCAACAGATCAAACAGAGCACATACGTGAAGGGCAATCCATCGATCGGTGTGGGGCGCAACCTCAACAAGCCTCTTTCACCGGAAGCTATCGATTTCCTGTGGAATGAAGACTTCCAGGAAGCGCTAGCCGGAGCCAACAGATTCGTATGGTTCAAAGGACTGGATGAAGCTCGCCAGCTAGCCATCATTGACATGGTGTTTAATCTCGGATACCAGAAGTTGAGCACCTTCCAGCAGTTCCTTGGCCTCATGGAGAAAGGCCAATACGCCGACGCTGCGGACGATTTGGAAACCACAGCGTGGTATCACCAAGTGGGACGTCGAGCAGTCTTTCTTACCAATGTCATTCGCACGGGGGTATGGACGTAATGGACATCACAGGTATTGGCGAAGTGGCCACTGCGGCCAAGGGCATCCTGGGAATGATCTTCCCGGATAAGACTGAGCAGGAGAAGGCACAACTAGCGGCATCGCTTGCGCTTATCCAAGCACAGACGGATATCGACAAGGCTGAAGCGCAATCAACTGATCCGCTGCAACATTGGCGAGGTTTTCTTGGTTGGGTGTGCGCGTTCGGCTATGCGTACAACTTTGTTTTACAGCCGCTCATGGTGAACGTGGGTGACATCTTCGGTCATCCTATTCCACTGCATCCGCTTAACATCGCGGAACTTTCCACCATCACACTCGGTATGCTTGGCCTTGGCGCCATGCATGTAACCGAGCGCATCAAGGGAGCTTCCTAATGCATCCGTTACGTCGATTACTTCATTCCACACTCGTATGCGTCCTTGTCGTCGTACTTGGGTTGGTCTGTCATTCCGCTTATGCGCAGAACAACAACAATGTCACCTATGCGAGGCCTTATACCGGAGGTGGGCCTACGCCTTATAACGTTACCGGTCCTTATGGAAATGCGCTGCCAGCGGTGTACTTGGTAGATCCAGTAACCGGTAATCCCATTACGCCGGCCGGCACACCTACAGGAGGGGGCAGCTCCAATCCTGCCGGTTTGACCAATAATGGCTCCGTTGGAACCACGTCAACCACTATCGCCGCCGCGGGTACTTATCCGCACTGGTTCACCATTCAGAACACGTCGACCAATGGCAATACCCTTTACGTTCGTCTGGACGGTGCATCGGCTACCGGAACAGGATTCCCGATTGCGCCTGGCGGTGCGCTGACCGTTCCATCAGGCCTTAGTACGGCAGTGACAGCGGTCGGTTCAGCAGCGACCACCCTCTACACCATCGTTGGGTACTGATATGCGCAAGCTATTCCTCGCCATTCTCTTGCTTATTCCGGTAATCGCATGGGGCCAGTACCTTCCGCCGCCGTTCCAGCTTGTCACAGCACGCGTCACGACTAGCACGGCGGTCAACGCGAACATTTCCAGCACCACGGTTTATGCAGTCCCATCCGGCCAAGGTGGCATCTATCGCGTGTCGATCTATGCCGTGGAGACAGCCGCAGATGCCGCCTCATCGACGCTTCCGAACGTCGGCATAGGATGGACCGACAACGACACCAGCACCGCGCTACAGGCCAATACCGTCACATCTACAAACACCGCCAATGCCGTTGGAGCATTCGCCCAGGGTGTGCAGATCATCAATGCCAAGGCTGGGACGAACATCACCTATCTGACATCCAACTACGCGAGCGGAACGGCAGGCGCGATGACCTATGCTGTTCGAATACGAGTGGAGTACTTGCAGTAACGAATAAGCCGGCGCATGCCGGCTTTTTTATTCGACTTCAGTAACTGGCCATGCTATTTGCCGGTGGACATCAGGGAAAAATCTATAACTCCATCGTCTAAATTCAGCCACCCATTTCCATCGGTACGGTCCTTTTATGATGAATGGAAATCCTCCAAGTGAGCGTGAATAATCCATAGATACAAGTTCGAATTGATATTTCATGACATAACCCCAAGCTCCTGCAACTCCACCGCATCCACGCGCTCCAACAGTGTCTTTCGCATAGCCCGAAGCTTCACCGCCCTCTCCTGCCGAGACTCACGCTCGAACGTCCACCATTCGCAGTACACGCGGCGGTTGAAGTCGCGACGGAAAAGTCGATAGATGACGCCACCTTCTGTTGGAATGCGCGCCCAGGAGAAGCGTGAGTAAGGATTGGGGCCTTTGCGCTTCATACATCTCCCTTCGGCGACAGTGTTGCGCGGATGGCATAGCACTTCAAACACAGTTCACCGCCTTGGACGCAGCTATTACTTGCATCGACCCATTCATGTTCGCACGCACCCTTCGGCAAGGGTGCGGCGGCGAGCATGTCTTTGTATGCATCCCACGCGTGCGCTAGCTCAACGTCACCATGCTGAATATCGCCCCAAAATGCAGCGACCATTTCATCGGTCGGGTCAATTGGCACCAGCCTCCAACCCTCCGGAATTTCCGGATAGTTCGTTGCCTCCATCTCATCTGCGATATCGCGGAGCATGGCGACGGCTTCATTAACCGCTCGTGGGAATATTGCTCCAGTGTTAAAGGCGACTTCATCAATTCGGCGGGCGATATCCCGCATTGCTTCGGGCGTGTGTTTCATGGCTTCACCTGCAGGACGGCTTCGAGGGCGGCGCGCATGGCATTGAGTGACTTCAACCGTCTGCGCGCCATTTCTAGACAATGTCCGTACGCTTTTATTAGTCCCTCTTTATACACGTTGGGATTTTTGTCATTATCTATGCCAGCGCCAGTCTTATTGGATTCGATTGCGCGTATCAAGTCCTTGATCGCTATCAACGCCTCATCCGACCCCTCCACGCGGGGAGGGGGTGGGGCGGTGTAGAGCGGCTCATGGTATGTAGTCACGCTCTTTGGATCGCACGTAAAAGACCATGCGTGTCCCCCATTAAACATTGGGTTGTAATTCTTGATGCGCCAAGCCACCGCCTCACTCTCTCGCGGCGCTGCGTCATACATTTGCACAATGTCCTTTATCGTCACAATAGGCAGAGCGATGCGCCCTTCTACAATCTTAAAGGGCCCGGCTGTGCCAAGAGATTCAAAATCAACAAGTACATCGCGCTGCGCGGCTGCATTGGCACGACCTTCCATGCGGTCTTGGATCATCCGCCATACCAGCTCGTATTCAGGCCAATCGCTTTCCACAACAGCACACTTTCGCGTTGGAATTGATCGCTCCATCAGAAAAGAAGCTAGTTCTTCTGAATGGGATGGGCTCATATCTTTGAGCTTTACGACAACGTAGCGGACTTCACGCTGGAACTTACTCATGACCTTTCTCCGATAGCACAGCTTCGAGGGCTTTTTGTATTCCTTCATAGTCGGCCTCTTGTCCGGTAAATTCCTCATATGCCGTGAGTGCAGCATCAATCATTTCATCTGATACTGTCGGAAGCGTGATGTTTGCAGACTCAAGAA